CTCATCAGCTCCACTACCGCAGACCACACCCACCACCAACAAACTCATGAGAAAAATTGAAGCACAAATGAACGCCGCTGTTCGCAGTCGTCGGGATTGGCATTCAGGCAACACCAGCGTTGACAACACAGATCATGGTGTCGTGATCAGGCTGCATGGTCATAAGATCTGCGTCCTTAATGATCACAACGAATCAGGCAGAACACAGCTCGCCATCACTGACGCAGGGTGGCAAACCACCACCACAAAGTCACGCATCAATGCGCTTCTCGCTGAGTTTACAAAAGGAGCTCGTGTCTATCAATCAAAGTTTGAATGGTACTTGAGTGAATCAGCCGATAAGCCTGTTGTGTCAATGGAAAGTGGGGAAGCCTACCTAGTAGAAGGCTATTGATCATCACCTCCACTCACGCAGCCATGAAAGTTTTTCCTATGACTATCTCTGACGCATCACCACGCCTGAAGTTTCTTATTAAACAACTAGAAGCAAAAGCGGGCGTTACTTCATATGATTTTATCCTTGAAAATCCTGACTTGTTTAATCGATCAATGATCAAAGAAGCGGACATGCTCGATGATATGTGGACAAACGAGATACGCAATGCTTTCGATAATCGCGCTGCTGAATCATCCTAACCCGTGCATTCTAGTAAGCATTAGTAACTCATCCCCACTAAATAATACATAGCGACCCTGCGATTTTTCGCGGGGTTTTTATTTGAAAAGAATAGGCAGGGGTGACCCGACACACATTCATCTCTCATCAAAAGAGCGCTACCAGCCCCTGCAAAAGCAAATAAGCCAGCCTTGTGTGTCTTGATACCTGGACAATCATTGACGGCCACTTGCACGCCCACAGATGAGCGTTAATATGATCATATCGAGAGGCACCGGGACAGCAAACCCACCGCCAACGAAAGCCCGAAGAGCAGGGGGGCAATAGGGTTCCACCCGCAATTCTTTTCATTAGTTGTGCAAAGCTTCTCGATTTCTTTTTTTCATTTGTTTCTCCTACGTGAGCTTAAACATGAACAACGTTCCAGCAGTTCACTTTCTCCACGAAACAATTCATCAATCACCAGCCCCTGCAATTGGTTCACGGTGTAACAGACCACAAGCACTACGTGCCAATAAGGTATTTAGCGCTACAGTAATTTCAGGCGGTAAGAAGTACGGGAAGCAAGTAAGTCCCATTATTCATAATCCGCATATAAAACATGCTGGTGTTGGTATCATTTGGAACCAGTTTTAGGCATTATGACTTATAGTGATAAGCATTGTCATCTCCACTAACACAGCTCAGTGATGATCAGCTACCTGTGCAGATACAAAGACCACCAGGGGAAAGAGCACAGGGCTGTTTTCATTTGTAGGGATGCATTTCATGCACGACTTACTTTTGAGGAAATGGTCGGTTCGGATTCAGCTCACCTAATTGGCATTCTTCCTGTCCGAGACAGTAAGGACATGTGGGAATAGGCCCACTTTTTAATCTCTCATCAGTTCCACTAACACAGACCAGCCCCTGCTTTTACATGACTTCTGATTTCGATCTCATCTCCCGCCAGCTTCGGAGAGAAATTGAACAAGGCGACATTGCTCAATCAAGGCTAAAAACCAAGACCAGAGCAGCTGAAGACAAAAGCTATGCGTCTTCTACTGTTTACGGTCAACAAATGGTCAAGTCAGCTTTTTCGCTAATCGCGAAGCAACTGGCTATCAATTTAAAGACTCTTGGTCGTGGTCAAGGTGCCGTTGATGGTGCCACTGTTTTCAAGCACCTGAAGGATGCAGATCTTGAAGTAACCGGTGCCCTTACAGCCAAAGTGCTACTAGATGTGCTCGGTAAAAAAGATCACCAAGTACCTTCTCAACTACAGATCACGGTTCCAATTGGGTCAGCAATTGAGACTGAGCAGAAACTTTGTTGGTATCTAAGCCAAGACAAAGATCTTTTCAAGAGAACAGAGCAAAGCTTTCACGGCAGCACAGGCACCCGTCAAAAGGCCACTGTCTTTCGTTTGAAATTCAACGAGGCCGGACTTGTTTGGAAACCTTGGGGTTCAACTGTTCAGCACAAGGTCGGTTCATGGGCACTACGAGCCCTGATCGAATCAACTGGATGGGTCTATACAGATTTGATCTGGACCAGCCCCCGCAAATCCAAAACAGTAATCCGATTCACTCAAGAATTTCTGGGTTTAAGGGACTCAATTATGGAACGGGCTTTAAGCCTCTCCTATTGTTTGTATCCCATGCTTTGCGCTCCAGCACTGTGGACAAATGAGCAACGTGGGGGGTACTTGACCGAAGAGATCAGGGGCACATCACCCATGATTCGCAAGGCAAGTTTTGATGGCCCACCTAAGCAGGGAAACGTGCCGATTGATTTTCTAAACAATATCAACGCACAAAAACTGCGCATCAATCATCAGGTTCTTGATGTTGCCGAATGGTGCTATGAGAACCGTCGACAAGTGGACAAGTTCAGAATCTCTGATGCTTTACCACTGCTCGATCCGTTCCTTGGTGACCCAATAACTGAGCCGCAACGCTTCAAAGATTGGAAGCGTGAACAGCGCAAGATCAACGACTTCAATGCTCAGCTCTTTCAGTACAACTGGAGAGTCACCGAGACATTGTTTGTTGCTCGGATGTACAAGAATGAACCTTCATTCAGAATCCCTTGGAGCTTTTGCTACAGGGGAAGAATCTATCCGCTATGTACAGGGCTCAATCCACAAGGTACAGACTTTGACAAAAGCCTGTTTTACTTTGCAGATGAAGGTCCAGTTAATGAGTATTGGATAGCCTGGAGCGTAGCAACCTGCTTCGGGCACGATAAATTGAGTCATGATGATCGTGTGAATTGGACTAGAGAAAACAAATCTCTCATCAGTCGAATCGCTGATGATCCAATTTCTAATATCTCAGAATGGGAAAAGGCAGACGAGCCCTGGTGTTTCCTCGCCTCGGTATTTGAATATGCTGCTTGTTGTATCAACTTCACCAAGACCACATCTGGACTTGGAATTGGATTAGATGCAACCCTATCTGGGCTTCAACATCTCAGTTCACTTACCAAAGACAAGGTAGCTGGTGCCCAATGCAATCTGATTTCTAATGGTGAGAACAGGCCAAACGATGGTTACAAAACCGTCGCTGAAGCCTCTTTGAAATACATTAAAGATCCAGAAATACATCCTTACATCACACGTTCTGTTACCAAAAGATGCGTGATGACGAAGGTTTACGGGTGTTCCAGAGACTCAGCTCGTACCTACATCAGACAAGCACTTAAGAAATCTGGGTTTGATATTTCAATACCTGGACGTTTAGGTGAAATTGTTGATGCTATCTACAAGCACGCAATGCCTGAAGTCTTTGAAGGTCCAGTGAAGGTAATGGATTGGCTCCAAGAGTCTGCTACTACCTTGCTAAAAGAGCGAGGACAAGAAACTATTGAATGGGTCACACCTTCAGGGTTTCGTGTTGTTCAAGACATTCGTCACCCCAAAACCAAAAGAATCAAGACTCAGTTAATGGGTCAGGTTCAAAAGTTTATGGTCGGTGACGGTTACGGCGGTGTTGATTACAAGGGTCATAAAGCTGCGATTGCACCTAATTTTGTGCATTCACTAGATTCTGCTCTGATCCAGCTGACCTTTGCCTATTGGGATCGTCCTTTCTCCGTAATCCATGATTGCGTTTTAGTTCGCTCCTGTGACACAGCTGAGATGATGTCCGACATCAGAATGCATCATGCTGAGATCTATAAAGGAGATCCTTTGTATGATTTTGCAGATCAACTAGGACTTGAACGTCCTGAGCATTTGATGAAGAACACCTTAAATATCGACGATGTTAACAATTCACCTTATTTTTTTTGCTGATGTCTGGTATCCCACCGAACACTAGAACTGATGACCGTATCATTTATTACGTGATGCATGAGCAGTACCAAAGAGCTGAAATCCTTGTTGCCATTGCGGAACAGCTGGAAGAAGCCTTTTTTGCTGCACCTTTGCTGACTGCGGAATGATGCTCCCTAAAGTGCGGGATATGCGTTTATGCATTTTTTGCCTTGTTTGAGATCAGTTGTGGTAGTGAAATCGAATTAAAATGGGCTTGGACCCATTAGAGAGGTGTTATGCCCTCCCCAAAGCCACAGCTCACGTCAGATGATTGTTTCCGCGCTTACCTGCTAATCGAGCTGCTTCGTTCCACTGGTGAACGTGAGTTTCCGCTGCAACTAGCCTCAACACTTTTTTATGTGATGTCCCACGACGGCTGTCGTATGGGTGATCTAGCCACGGCTACTGGTCTCTCATCGTCTTCAGTCACACGGAACGTCCAATGGCTAGGAGAGCAGCACAGGCTTGAAGATCGGGAAGGGCTGAAGCTGATCCGGCGTGAGCAAGATCCAGAAGATTACAAAAGGTTTCGATTGTTTCTTACTCCAAAAGGGAAGCAATGGGTAAACCTGATCGGCAACATTAAATCCATGTCCTTCAAAGAGGTTGAAAGTCATGACCAAGACCAGTGGGAAAGTCAAGACTTGGGGTGAGGCCCTTGACTTCACTTTTCAAAACCGTTGGAAACGCACCAGATCAGCAAAAACTGCGCTTATCAATGCCGGTCATGTGACCGAATTTGGTGGCCGCTCATTTCCACTAAGGCGAATGAGTAGTCTTGCGTGGTGGATAGAGCTCAGGTCTGAACTTGAAGAGCAGGGCAAATCAAACGCCACTGTGAATCGGATCAGGTCAGCAGCTTCCACCGTCCTGAAGTACACCCACACCGCTGGGTTGCACGACGTGAAGTGCCCGAAGTTTGAAAGAGCTAAGGAGTCCGAATGTCGGCAGACCTACTTCACAAAGGACGACACCCAGAACATGGCTGCAATCGCCCGTGACCTATGGGGCGACCGTTGGGGCAACAACCTGGCAGACATCATGCTGGTGGCCTTCTATGGCGGATTCAGGCAAGCAGAACTGCTTAACCTTCGTCCAGCGGATTACGACCAGGCGCTTGATCACTTAGTGATTGGCGGAAAACCCTGGAACATGACGAAATCCGGCAAGGTCCGCAAGATTGCCGTCAACCCCGCAATACAACCGATCATTCTCGACCGCTTGCAGAACAATCGTCTTTTCGGAGAGGATTGGCGCAACAAAGATCAGCTCTATGGAGCGTTTAAAAAGGTACGAAATCGGGCTGGGTTTACTGAGGACTATGTATTTCACAGTCTTCGGCACGGATTCGGCACTGCGTTAGGTGCAGTGGCACACCCACGCATTGTTCAAGAGGCCCTCGGTCACACGACCATTGAGATGGCTCTCAAATACTGCAAAGCCAGTGACACGGCCACTAGATCTGCCCTTATGGCAATCTAAAGCGACTAGCACACCCCTCAAACACCCTGTTTTTGGTCGGTGTACTACTCAAACGACGGATCCTCAATTGCTGAGATCCCAGGCCCATCTGGCGGAATTGGTAGACGCGCTGGTTTTAGGTACTGCTGAAATCGTGTCCCACTTACGCAACTGAAGAGCACCTGGGGGAGTCACATCCCCCTTTTTTATTGGTCTCTCATCAGTTCCACTTAGACAGATAACTAACACGCATAACTAATGAGCCTTTTTCATTACTCCGAGATGACATATGACGAGCTCACAAGTGCTGTGACCCTCGAAAAAGCTTGCCAATTAAGTCAAGCAGAGATCGATGAATTAACTGATGAGGAGTTCACTGAATTTCTTGCATGTTGTTCCATCTATGAAGACTAAATATCCAATCAACATATCTAACCAACTCACCCACAATTTCACCCATGGCTAACCGCTACCAGTTTAAAACCACCCTTACTGGCTTTATCAATGTCTTTGAGGATTCAGGTCAATTCAACAATCGAGGGTTCAAATACACCCTTCCCAAAGACATCATTGCTGAGATGGAAGAAGAGCGAGAAGGTATTCTCGACTGGTGTAAAACCAAGGCTAAAGGTAAAGTTCTCGTCGATTTTGCCCCTTGGGAGCGTTCCGAAGAAGGACTTGTTTCGTACAGCTATAGCAATGAAAGCCGCAATCCTGAGCCTGTGTTTGTTGATTCCACGGGATCTCCTATTGAAAAGTCTGTATTACGTGACCTAAGAAAAGGCACGGAAGTAAACATGATCGTGAGCCATAAACCATCGATGCCTCCTGGCAAGATCGGCTCAAAGCTAGTTGTTCATGGGATCCAAATCGTCAAGCTTGCCACCGGAAATGGCGCATTAGACAGTGGCTCACTCTCAGAGGATGAAGTGACAGCGATGTTTGGCAAAGTCGATGGCTTTACCCAAGACGAACCAGCTGTTCGTGAGCTGGTTGCTAGTGCTGCTTCAGAGGATAGCTACGACTTCTGATGAATTACCGCTCCGGCCTAGAGGAGCGCTTTGCAAACTTACTTGATAAAAAAGCTATTCCTTACCTTTACGAAGTAGATCGCATTAAGTACACCATTCAATCTAAATATACCCCTGACTTTTCATTAAAGAATGGGGTAATCATAGAGACGAAAGGGTTCTTCAAAGGTAGCGATCGAAGCAAGCATCTTGCAGTAAAGGCTCAGAATCCTGAGCTTGATATTAGATTTGTTTTTCAGCGCAATAATACATTATCTCGGAAAAGTTCCACAACATATGGAGATTGGTGCGATAAGCACGGTTTCCAGTGGTGCATCTTTCCCAATATTCCACCCACTTGGTTTCTATGAACGATGGACTAGTAATGCTCCGCCTTGATGCTTTCATCGCGGAGCTTGAGGTAGAAGGTTTTCCGATTGATTACATCATGGATGAACTTTATGAGTATTTAGAAATCTACGATGAACTCCAACTACCCGCAAAATGAATGTATTCGACATGAATCTTGCCCGGTGTGTCCGAGTAGTGATGCCTTCGCTGTCTATTCTGATAATGGTGGCTACTGCTTCTCATGCGGATACTATCGGCGAGGTGACAGCGATGACAGTTTGCACAGTCAATTACACCACCAACAAAGTCATCAAATGCAGGCAACCGAAAGTTTTTCCTATCAAGGGGACTATGCGGGAATCAGAACCAGGAAACTCACAGAAGAAACCTGCCGGAAATTCAACGTCAAGGTTTCATCTGGACCTGTAGTCAGATTTCCTTACTATTCTGGTGGTCAGGTCGTTGCTTATAAAGAGCGCGATCAACAAAAGAACTTCACCTGGAAAGGTAAGAACGTAGACCAGCAGCTATTTGGTCAGCAGTTATTTGGTAGTGGCAAAACTATTGTCATTACTGAGGGCGAATTTGATTGTCTTTCAGTTTGGCAGGCCAGAAATAATTGGCCAGTGGTGAGCATCCCAAATGGTGCTCAGTCAGCCAAAAAAAGTTTGCAAGCCCAGCTGAAATTCCTTCTCGGATTTTCTGAAATTGTTCTCATGTTTGATGGGGACTCAGCAGGCCAACAGGCTATGGAGGAGTGCGTTGCGCTCTTTCCCTCTGATCAAGTTTTCATCGCAACTATTGCTGGTTATAAAGATGCCTCCGAGGCTCTTATGGCTGGTGATGGTGAGGCAATTCGCCAAGCTTATTACAACAAACGCTCCTATGTCCCGCAAGCAATCATCGACGGTCGAGACCTTTTCGATCTCGTGTCTACGCCCCTCCATGGCCGCGATGCTGATTACCCTTACCCTTCTCTCAATACCATTACAGGTGGCCTTAGGCGTGGGGAGTTGGTTACCTACACAGCGGGAAGTGGGACGGGAAAAAGTACCGTATGTGGTGAAATCGCAGTCTCTTTGATTAATCAAAATCAAAAGGTTGGATTTATCGCCTTAGAGGAAAGCGTTCAGCGCAGTGGCCTAAGACTCATGACTGTGGCTGCAAACAAACCATTACACCTTGACAATCAAATCGATGAACAGCATTTCCGTAAAGCCTTCGATAGTACTCTCGGCTCTGGTCGGGTATTCATGCGGGATGGCTTCGGTAGTGTTGATCCTGACGCTCTGTTAAATGACATCCGCTTCCTTGTTAAGACAAACGGGGTTGAATGGGTCATTCTTGATCACCTCAGCATTTTGCTGTCAGGTAATGATTCACATGACGAGCGTAAAATGATCGACATTGTAATGACAAAGCTGAGATCATTTGTTCAGGAATGTAATATTGGGATGATATTAGTCTCTCATCTCAAACGTATCCAAGGTGACAAAGGTCATGAAGACGGTGCGCGTGTATCTATGTCACAACTTCGCGGATCTGGATCAATAGCTCAACTAAGCGATCTTGTTATCGCCTTGGAACGGGACATAAGTAAGGGCGACAATCGCTCAAAACTTGTCACCTTGAAAAACAGGTTTAATGGCCAGACAGGCCCGAGTGGAGACCTTGCTTATGACAAGGAGACAGGACGCCTCACAACCGCTTTATTCGACCCAATCGATTCCACTACCACAACCGACTATGAATTTTAGAGCCGTTCTTTTCACCAAACAGGATTGCCTGCCCTGCATCACTACTAAAGATGCACTCAATAAAGTTTTGAAGCTCAACCCAGCTTGTGGTAACTACATTGCCACGTTGGAAAAAGAAAACCACTCTGCTCTTGTTGCAGCTTATGGGCTTGAGATGTATCCAACTCTCCTTGTTGTTGATGACAACGGGGAAGAGGTAGGCCGTTTTACTGGCGGCAAAAAAGTCCGCGAGTACCTCCCAGGAATCTTATCCACCCTGCGAATACTGGAATGCGCTTAGTAGCAGACATCGAGACCAATGGACTGCTCAGGCAAACCAATCCTGTCATTCATTGTTTGGTAACACAGGACATCGATACCGGGGAAGTGATCCGGTATGACGATTCAGGTTCTTACCCCCCTATTAAACAAGGGCTAACCAATCTCATGGTGGCTGATGAAATATGGGGGCATAACTGGATTGGATTTGACCAGTCCTTTATCCGTGAGATCTATCCGTTCTACGAGCCCAAGGGCAAGACCTATGACACGCTCATTCTGTCTCGTTTGTTTTTCACTGATCTTCTTGATCGGGATTTTAGGCGCAAACCTGCCTTGATGCCTGCAAACCTGTATGGGCGTCATAGTTTAGAGAGCTGGGGGCATCGTCTATCTTGTCATAAATCTGAGTATGGCAAAACTCTAGAGAATGACTGGTCTATCTACACACCAGAGATGCTGGAATACTGCGTCCGAGACGTAGAAGTCAGCGTCAAGGTTGTAGAGATGTTCCTTCCCAAGATGGAACAGTACAAAGACTGCATCGCAACGGAGCACAAGGTTGCTGAGATTATGTCTTGGCAAGAATCTATGGGTTGGCCATTTGATGTAGCTGCTGCTCATCAACTCGAAGGAAAGCTACGAACTGAACTCGACTCACTCTCAGACGAGATGAGATCAACATTCCTCTTTGTAAATGGTGGAGTGTTTACGCCTAAGCGCAATAACTCAACACAGGGTTATGTCGAAGGGGCGGCAATGTGCAAACTCAAAGAGTTCAGTCCTACAAGCCGTGACCATGTGGCGTGGGCTTTCGAGACCTTCCGAGGATGGACGCCTAAAGAACGTACAGATTCAGGTCGAGCCAAGATTGATGACAAGGTACTTAAAGAGATCGGTACGCCTGAAGCTCTTAAGTTTTCTCGCATCTTGGAACTACAGAAACACCTTGGACAACTGTCTGAAGGTAAGAACGCATGGCTCAAATTAGAAAACAATGGTCGATTACATCATTCCTGCATTCTTAATACTAATACGGGGCGAATGGCCCATATCCGTATTAATGCTGCCCAAGTCCCTAGTGCTCCTGAATATCGATCCTTATTCGGTCCAGGTGAGGGAAGAGTTCAGGTCGCTGCTGACGCCTCTGGTTTGGAATTACGTTGTCTTGGTAGTTATCTTGCTGTCTTTGATGATTTTAAATTCTCGAAGGAAGTAGTCGAAGGTGACATTCATACAGCTCTGGCCAAGATCTATAAGACCACAAGATCGCTGGGCAAAAATGTAACTTATGCGACGATCTATGGCGGGGGCAACATGAAGTTAGGTCTGACGGCTGGTGCTTCAAAAGAGAATGCAGCCAAGAGGGGTAAAGAGATTCGGAACAGTATCTTGAAAAACCTTGATGGCTTTGCTGATCTCTCATCAGCTATAGCCGAGCGAGCCAAATCTGGTGTGCTCAAAGGTTTAGACGGAAGACCTATCCGTTTACAAGGTAAGGCTCACGCTTCACTGAACTATTTACTTCAGAGTGCGGGCGCAATTATATGTAAATTGTGGCTTATTCGTACCCACGAGCTACTACAAGAGGCCGGGGTTGATTATTACCCATTGGGCTTCATTCATGATGAACAACAGCTCTCCGTCGCTCCTGGTGACGCTGAGAAGGCTGCATTTTGTCTAGTCGCGGCCATGAAGGACGTGCAACACCAACTAAACTTTAAATGTGAATTAGATGCAGAGTCTGTTATCGGCAACAATTGGGCGGAATGTCATTAGCACTAAGCGTCTGGGTGATCTGGCTGAACAATGGGTATGTCTCTTAGCTGCCTGGAAAGGGGCTGAGGTCTTCCCAAACATTAACTCGACAGGGGCAACTGATCTACTGATGATCATTGATGGTCGAACTATCCAGATCGACGTTAAATGTGATCAGATTCGTCATTCAACTGGTAGGTGGGTCAATACCCATAGCGGTTGTGTTTCTGCACCTGTCTATCCCGTAGCTGTTACCCCTGGTGGTGACATTTGCTCTTGGACTGTCCGCTGGATCCAGGGCCGTGAACCTTCGGGCTTGTCCGATTTCTGGTCTAAAGATTACAGCCTCACTTCCACTACCACAGCCGAATGAAAACAACGATTCTTCTTGATGCAGACTTCTTCTTCTATCGCGCCGCCTCTTCATCAGAAGATGAACTTGACTTCTCCCATGATGTCACTGTTGTTGTCGGGTCTTTCTCCAAGGGAAAAAGCATTATTAATCGCGAGATTGAAAATCTCCTAACTCGCTTTGATACCGACAAGATTATTTTATTTTTCACAGCACCAGACAATTTCCGTAAGGATGTTGATCCTGAGTACAAAGGCAATCGGACTAAGCGAAAGCCTTGTGGATATAAAAAATTAGTTAATTGGGGCAAGGAAACTTGGCCCTCACAAACCTATCCCCGATTAGAAGCAGATGATGTTCTTGGCATTGTCGCCACGAATGGTTCAATTGACGACTTTGTTCTGGTCTCGCCAGATAAAGACATGCAGCAAATTCCTTGTCGACTTTATGATCTCAAAACCGAATACACACAGACTCCAGAAGCAGCTGAATACAAACTCTGGGAGCAGACGCTCACCGGGGATGCTACTGACGGCTACAAAGGTTGCATCGGCGTGGGGCCGAAACGTGCTGCGCAGATCCTCAAGAAAGCAAAAGGTAAGTACTGGGAAGTAGTTGTTGAAGCATTTAAGGAAGCAGGTCAAACAGAGGCAGACGCTCTCCGTAACTTGCAACTAGCTCGAATACTTCAAGCACAGGACTACGACACCAAAACACAAACACCAATTCTATTCACACCATGAACAAAGGTCCTTCCTATTACCAGCGTGGAAACACAGAAGTCTGGGATTTTATCCGTGAACAGGAGCTGAACTATCACCTGGGATGTGCTGTCAAGTACATCGCTCGTGCAGGGCATAAGGAATCCAAAATTCAAGATCTCACCAAAGCTATCCACTACTTACAAAATGAACTGGAAAACACAATTGATGCGTCAAGCTCAAGAATTTCGTACGACGTTCAAAATAAAGAATACTACATCGGCAAGGACGATTCAGAAATGTTTGATCGATGAAGAGTGGTCTGAGTTTCATGAGGCTTATCACTTTAAATCTAAAGAATGTCAAGCTAAAGAGTTAGGTGATGTTGTCTTTACTTGTTATCAATATGCTTGTAATGAAGGTTGGGATCTTGATGAGATTATGGATCGTATTTATAAATCAAATATGTCCAAGCTCGATGAGAACGGTGAGCCAATCTTTCGTGCAGACGGCAAAGTTCTTAAGTCACAGTTTTATTCCGAACCTATTTTAATTGATTTACTATGAAAAAAGACTACATCGCTCGCACAGGTCGAGTGCGTTCATGGATGGACAATCCAGATTCAAAATTACCGGTGAGCTGCACGGTTTACATCTGCGAAGACGCAATGGAGGGAAGAAATGGAATTGAGAGCAGCTGGCGCTACGTTAGCCATGCCTTACGGAATGCGGCAGGAGTCGCTGTCCATTTATCTAAACTCCGTCCAAGGGGTACAGAGAATGGAAAGGGTCTCGTCTCTTCAGGCCCAGTGTCGTTTGCAAGGATTTACTCTGGACTTAACGAAACTCTAAGAAGGGGTGGGCACTACAAAAATGGTGCTTGTGTTTGCGTACTAGATCTCAATCATGATGATGTAGAAGAGTTTATTGATGCAACTCGGGCTGAGCTCCCTTGGATCAAAAAGTGTCTGCAAGTTACGCCTGAATGGTGGGAACAAACATCAGTAAATTTGAAGGAAAAAATTCTTCAGGCACTTAAGGCTGGAGATGTCTGGCTAACTAAAGTTAAGTACGACCAGAAAGGTAATCGTGTTTTTTCTAATGTTTGCCAGGAGATCTTCTTGCCTCACAGAGGTAGTTGTTTGCTTACCCATGTAAATCTTGGGGCCTGTGATATCGATGACTTATATGATGCCTTTTATGAAGGGATGCTTGAACTGTGTAACTTGCATCCTACTACCGGTGTCGGTGAGACAGGGGAGTATCTCGATCCATCAGAAGATAAACAGGTCGGTCTGGGGATGCTTGGACTTGCCAATTTCCTTTCCATTCATGGAGTAAGTTATGCCGCTTTTGGTGAAGCACTCACACTCGTTGACGATGAATCAGCTGCCTGGACTCCAGCGCTTTGTATTGCTCGTAGTCTGCGGAGTGCTATTAACAATGCAGCTAATGTTGCTCGTGCTCATGGCATGGACAGAGCATTTACAATCGCGCCTACAGCATCATGTTCATACCAATACGTTGACCTTAAAGGAAATACAACAGCACCTGAGATCGCCCCACCCATCAGCAGAAATGTAGATCGCGACTCAGGCACCTTCGGTGTCCAGAGCTTCTCATATGGGGATTGCGAAATCGCCAGTGAAGTCGGGTGGGAAAATTACAAGGCAGTTGCAAACGGCATCTGCCAATTACTTGAAAATACAGGAATGTTCCATGGCTATTCATATAACCATTGGAGCGATTTCGTCACCTACGACGAGGAATTTATTCAGGACTGGTTTAACAGTCCGCAGACATCACTCTATTACGCACTACAAGTCAGCCCAGATACATTGAGGAAAGACGACGTGAGTTCGATTATGGATGAGGACTACGCAAATATCTTTGATTTTTCTGATGACAACGACTTCTGCTCCAGCTGCGCTGAGTAGCTATACAAAAATCCTAAACCGTAAACGCTCTTGGACTCCTGTTCAGGGAGAGAAGGGGGTACTTGTAGAGGGCTCAGAGGCCACTCTAAAAAGATGTCTAGCCCTACGCACATTAGAGCTTCCCGTTAAGGAGATGCTCTCCCAAGGCTTAGAGAAAGACCTGCCAAATGACCCCGGAGTTATCCCTGCACTTCAATCAAACATGTTGGATGAAGACAAGCATGATCTTGGTTTGTCGTTTGTCGTTCGTGCTCATGGTGTGGATGCATCCGCAGAGCGAGAAGCCCAGGCAATTCGTAAGGCTTGGCTTGCTGCACCCGAGCACCCAATCCTTAAAACAGCGATCCTAGAAAGGTCAGTTTTCTTTGTACTTCTACCGTTCTTTAGATTTAACGGAGACATGATGATTAGAAGTCTTGCTAGCGATATTAGCCGAGACGAACAAACCCATGTTGCTCTCCATGGAATGGTTGCACACGATCTTGGTCTCTCATCAACTGAAGGGCTAAACAAACTACGAAAGGCAACAGTCTTGTGGGCAATGGATCTACTAGGTACAAACGAAAACAAGTATCTTGACAAAGACTTTTGGCTTAAGCAGTCAGATAGTCTTTACTCAAGAGGGAAGGCAGAAGGCTTGGCTGACACACAGCGATCCAGAATGCCAGCGTTTTTTGAGACCTCGAATATTAATTTACCGCAGTATGGATGACACCAGTACTAAGGCTCTCTTGAGAGTCTTGGAGGAAGCATTTCCAGCAACAAATCCAATACCAACAAATACTTACGAATACATTATGTATCGCGCCGGTCAACGGGCGGTCATTGATTACATCTATCAACTAATTGAGGAATAGCTTATGTGTGGCGGCGGCGGCGGCGGCGGCGGTGAGTCCAAAAGGGACAAACAAGAACGCAAGGAACGTGAAAGAGAGATGGATATGCGGTATAGACGAGACCGCCAAAAAGCGGCTGAAGACCAAGCAAGAATGGAGCAACAGCAGAGAGACTTTGCTACTGAGCAAGCACGTATTGCAGCAATACCTCCAGTCCAAGCTCGTCAAAATATGTTTTACAGTGTGCCTGAGCCCGGTGCTCCTGGTGATGCTGTAGCACCAATGAATCCTGGAACGGGTGTCAATGAGACATTTGATTTGTCAGTTGCACCTCCTACGTTGGTTAATAACAATGTAAAGCCTACGATTAAGACCAATGCAGTTGCCAGTAAGAAAAAGGCATCTAAAGGTTCTAAATTGACAATTGACAAAAATAGTTCTATCGGCTCTGGCAAAGGTAAGAGTTCTTCAACAGGCTTAAATATCCCTACTTAATATGAAATCATCCGCACAAGCACGGTATCAGTTTGGTGTAGCGGAGAGAGAAGACTTTTTGGAGATGGGTCGTCGTTGTGCGGCACTCACTCTTCCTTACCTCCTTACCCCAGATGGTCATGGGAATGGTGAGCCACTCCCTACGCCTTGGCAATCGCAAGGCAGCAAAGGGGTCAACGTCTTAGCTTCAAAAATGATGTTGAGTCTTTTCCCTATAAATACAAGCTTTTTTAAGCTACAAATTAACGATGCTGAACTTCAAAATATGCCCGATATAGGGCCTGAAGTTCGTTCTGAAATCGACCTCTCTTTAAACAAGATGGAGAGGGTTGTAATGCAACATATCAATGAAACAAGTGATCGCTCACTTCTTCATGTTGCTATGAAACATCTTGTTGTTACTGGTAACTGCTTACTATTTCAAGGTAAAGATGCACTACGTGTTTTTCCTCTTGATCGTTATGTTGTATGCCGTGATGGTAACGGCAAGGTTACAGAGATAGTTACAAGAGAGCTAGTAGACCGACAAGAGCTCGGTCCAGAGTTTCAGGCAACAACGGCTGACATGAGTGGCTCTGATTCCAATAGCCCTGGCGAGGACGGTCCAAAGCTAGGAGTAGCAACTGGAGCATACGGAAGCAAGAACGCTGAAGTGTTTACCCTTGTTAGGTATGTTGGTAATCAAGTTAAATGGCATCAGGAATGTGATGGCAAGATTATTAAAGGCAGTGAATCTAGTTCACCTTTAAAGCACACTCCCTGGACCCCACTTAGATTCAATGTCGCGGACAATGAGTCATACGGTCGTGGTCGTGTTGAGGAGTTTTTTGGAGATCTTGCTGCTCTTAATGAACTGATGAAGGCGATGGTAGAAGGTTCAGCAGCGTGTGCCAAGATTATTTTCTTGGTGTCACCTTCTGCTACTACCAAACCTCAATCATTAGCAAGAGCAAGTTCTGGGGCTATCATCCAGGGCCGTCCAGAGGACGTTGGCGTTGTATCAGTGGGTAAATCTGCAGATTTCCAAACTGTTCAACAGATGATTGTATTGCTTACTCAGCGCTTGTCTGATGCTTTCTTGATTCTGTCTGTTAGACAGTCTGAGCGCACAACTGCCAGCGAAGTCATGGCCGTTCAACAGGAGCTAAATGAGCAACTCGGGGGAATTTTCGGAAATCTAACTCAAGAATTGTTGAGACCTTATTTGTCTCGTAAGCTTTATATCATGAGTAAGGCCAAGCAACTACCTTCATTGCCCAAAGACTTGGTTATGCCGACTGTTGTCGCTGGTCTTAATGGTGTTGGTCGGGGTCAAGATAAACAATCCCTTATGGAATTTGTTCAAACCCTTGGTCAAAGCATGGGTCCACAGGCTCTCCAAACCTACATTCAGCCATCAGAATTTATTTCACGTCTTGCTGCTGCAAGTGGAATCGACGTAGTTGGTCTGGTGAAAACACAGGCAGAGCTACAAAGCGAGCAGCAAGCTCAGCAACAGCAGGCGACACAAGAATCAATCATGGGACAGATGGGGCAACTAGCCAAGTCACCTATGGCAGAACAACTGATGGGACAACAAGGACCAAATGGAACAGAAGAAGAAGAGAGCACGGAGCCCCAAAGGCCAATTCAAGGGGAATAACCCCGACAATCCCGAGCTCAATGATGCTTGGGAGCCAGAGCCTATTAAACCTTTAGCTCCTAAAGTTAAATACACCATTAAGCCCTCTGTTAGAGGGTCAGCTACGGCTGGTAAATACACAATGAATAAAAAGATCCGTCCGACCTTCGGCGGGTTAAACACCACGTCTAACTAAATGCCCACTATCGAATTTGACCCTTCCGAGGGTGTCACATCTGAACAACAAGCATCTGAAGCCAACGCACTAGCGCAAGGTGAAAAGATTGCTGAAATGAATGAGGCTGATCGTAATAATCGGCTTCAACAGCAGGAAGATTCTCAAGAGCAAACAGCTCTCATCGGTGGCAAGTTCAAGTCACAGGATGATCTTCTTAAAGCATATAACGAACTTCAAAAGAAATTAGGTACTCCTAATGACGAATCTACAGATGAGCAGGTCGAAGAAGGGCTGCAAACCGAAGGGGAGCAAGAAGCCGAAGAAGTAAGTGTCGGCGAAGGCGCTGCTTACATGCTTGAGTTGTCCAAGGAATATAGTTCCACGGGTGCTTTGTCTGATGAAGCCATGGAACGTCTTTCTTCCATGGATCAAAAGGATCTGATCAATTCATATTTTGAATATCAGTCCCATATGAATCAGCAGGCCGGTCAGCAGCAACTTGCTAATGATCAAGTACGAGACATCCAGAACTCTGTCGGTGGTGCTGAGGCTTATTCACAGCTTATTACTTGGGCATCACAAAACTTGAGCTCAGAAGAGATCAATGATTTTAATAGCATTACCAATGACGGTAATGTGGCTGCCGCAAGATTTGCAGTAGAAGCCCTGTCTAGCCGCTATAAGCAGGCTGAGGGCTACGAGGCACCGCTTGTTACCGGTAAGGCTGCTGGTAGTGGTATTAAGCCCTTCAGGAGTCAAGCAGAGCTCGCTCGTGCGATTGCTGATCCTCTTTATTCACAAGATCCTGCTTATCGTATGGATGTTGAAGCACGTCTGGCTAAGTCGAAAGACCTTCTGTAACTCCATAGTTCGTTCATCCGAAAGGACGCATCTACTCAGTGCATGGAACGGGGCCTGAGCCTATGGAGTTTCCAATGACTGACATTCAAGTCCAGCAAGCGGTTCGCCTTCAGAAGGCTGCCAAAAAACAAACTAAGCTCACCTATCGTGGTGTCCAGTACTTATTGTCTAAGTAAGCTTAAAAACTTTTCCTTATAAATTCCCAAGGACGGTTATGGAATCTAGGACCGGAAAAGCCTAGATCCCCGGAGAGAGGGCACCTCAGTGTCGGACCCTCTCTTCATTTGCCATTCGAGCCCGGATAGTCCGAGACAACTCGTTTGGTGCTAGCGCCAAGTTGATGGCCCTAAATCAACAAACACATACGCGTAAGTGAGCTTCATATAAACAAACTTTTTTAATTTTATCTAATCATGGCTTTTCCTGATTATCCAATGGCCAGGCCGAACTCGGTCAATGGCAACCAATCAAATGCGTACGCTGATAAGTACGCAACAGCTTTAACCTTATTCAGTGGAGAGGTGTTCAATGCCTTCAACTCCGCTACAATTTTCAAAGGACTTGTCCGTAACTATACACTTAGAGGCGGCAAATCAAAACAGTTCTTGATGCAAGGGAAGCTCGGTGCGGGCTATCATACGCCTGGAACACCGATCGTAGCTGACGCTGCAATCAAGGCAAATGAAAAGACAATCATCATGGATGATTTGTTGATTTCTAGTCAATTTGTCTATGGACTTGATGAGATTTTGAGCCAGTATTCTCAACGCTCAGAGATTTCCAAGCAAATCGGTGAAGCTCTTGCCCTGCACTACGATGATCGTATCGTGCGTGTGCTTGCTAAGGCAGCTACCGAAGCTTCTCCTGTTACAGGTGAGCCTGGTGGATTCCAAGTCAACATTGGCTCTGGTAACACCAACAACGCTCAAGCAATTGTTGACGGATTCTTTGAAGCCGCTGCAGTGCTCGACGAGCGCTCAGCACCCCAGGAAGGCAGGGCCTGTTGCCTTTCTCCTCGTCAATATTATTCTTTGGTTTCTAGCGTCGATACAGGAATCCTGAATCGCGAAATTGGAAACTCTCAAGGTGACATGAATAGCGGCAAGGGTCTCTACTCTATTGCTGGTATTCGTATCTATAAGTCCAATGTATTGGCAACTCAGTACGGTAAGGACGCAACTGATAATGCTTCTGTCACTGGCGAAAATAACAGCTATGTGATTGATAACAGCAATCTTGCCGGACTGGTGTTTCATAAAGAAGCTGCTGGAACTGTTGAAGCTGTTGCTCCATCAATCCAGACCACAAGTAATGACTTCAATGTCCAATACCAAGGAGATTTGGTCGTGGGACGTTTAGCTCTCGGCTGCGCATCCTTGCGTACTTCAGTAGCTGGATCTTTCCAAGCTGCTTGATACAAATATAATTTTCCCCTGGGGCTTCGGCCCCTCGGGGTTCATCATTCCCTAGAAAATAAATGGCTACTATTAAGGCTACGAGACTAGCCGCAGTTAATCAAATTATCTCTAATGTGGGCCAGAGTCCACTAAATAATCTTGACAGTGGTAACCCTCTGGCAGAACTAGCTGAGGGAATCTTGGATGAAATCACTCGTGCTGTACAAGCTGAAGGTTGGTCCTTTAACACTGAATATAATTACCCGGTTACACCTGATGCTCTTACCAAAGAGATTGGTGTTACTTCAAACATGCTTTCAATAGATACTCAACCTCGTGATCGTATTCAAGTGGTTATCCGTGGTGGTAAATTGTATGACAAAGTAAACCATACTTCAACATTCAAAGACCCTATTAAAGCTGACATTGTTTGGCTCGTCAATTTTGATGACATGCCAGAAGCTTTTAAAAACTACGTGACCACTAGGGCTGCAAATGTTTTTGCGGGTCGTACTGTTGGCAGTCAGGAAGCTGTGAAATTTGGTGAGCGTGAGGAGTTAATGGCTCGTGCAAATTGCATTGAGTATGAATCACAACAGGGTGACTACACGATATTCTCTGACCGGTCCAATAATTTTACTTATAACGGCTTCCGTCCAGTTGATGCACTTGGGAGATATTGATGGCTTCTATTTCACAGAAAATTCCTAATTTGTTAGGAGGTATTAGTCAGCAGCCTGATCCCGTTAAGCTCGATGGTCAGGTCAATGATGCTCGTAACATTACCCTAGATCCAACTTTTGGCTGTAAAAAGAGACCACCTCTCAAGTATGTCGCTGAGCTAGATAACGGCACAGCGATCCCTTCCTCAAGTCACTGGTTTCCGATCTTCAGAGACGAAACTGAGCGCTATGTAGCCGCTGCCTACCAAAGCGGGGGTAATGGCGTTCTACGCGTCTGGAATGCGGACACAGGGGCTGAACAGACCGTTAATAGCTTTGGTGATTCTCTTGAATATATCAAGACCAGTGATCCATTAAATATCCATGAGCTAACTATTAATGATTACACCATGATCGCCAACTCTGAAAAGGTGGTCACGATGTCAACTAACTCTGGAGTTGTAGATAATCCTGAAGCTTTAATTGTTATTAACGAGGTCGGTTACGATACCACCTATTCTGTTGATTTTATTAAATCATCTAACAATCAAAAAGTAAAAATTTATAAGGCTACTAAGCTCTCTATTAGTCCTAGCTCTTTTGAGGTCAATAATAATTCTTGTAGCCTAGGTGGTCAAAGTAACTATGTTGAGAATGGAACAGGCACACAGCAAGCTCTTGGATTTAGCATCCTTGCCAATTGCACTCCTACTCTTGTCACTACTCCGGTTCCAGGAATCCCATATCCAACAGCTGTTGTATTAAAGAGCTCACAAGTTGAGGCAATCCAATTCGCCAACGTTGCACTTGGTGACCCCAATAATTATGGAGCAGGTAGTTATCTATATCACACTGCTACTGCCTCTACAGCAACAGGAACAATCTCTTTAAAGATTGAGTTTCGTGTTAATGGTAATAATAACGGTAATCATAATTATGCTTATTCAAATGTTGCCGTTACCGGCTATACCGACTCAAGCCTGACTGACAACAAAACTTGGAAGGTTGGTGATACTTTTTCCATTTCTTCGACACATTCGGTTTATCCTATTACAGCAACACTTAGTTTTAAGGTAAACAATACCCAGAAAGGTCCAGATGGTCAGTCCTATTCTTACAAAAGTGTTTATGCTTCTGAAGTAAAACTCAATTCTGGTGGTACAAACTGGCGGGTTGGTGATACTGTTTCTGTATCTCTTCAAGGGAAGCAATATACAATTACTGTTGAGGAAGAATCCTTTAGTTATGGGTTTGTTGCTGAGGCTACGGCCTCCTTTACTACCGTATCTTCTGGTGTCTTGAATATTGACGATATTGTTTCTGGCATTAAAACAGATATTGATAATATTGGCACGTATGACACAGAAACTGTTGGTAATGTTATACGTGTTAAACGTAATGACAACGGAGACTTTAACCTTCAGACAAGTGGAGGAACCACTAATAGAGCACTATATGCCCTAAAAGAGGAAGTTTCTGATATTTCACAGCTACCTGCACAATGTATCAATAATGTTGTCCTAAAAATCAGAAACACAGCTGCTGCTACGGCTGATGATTATTTCGTAAAGTTTGAGGCAACCTCAGGTGATATTCCTGGTACAGGTACTTGGGTTGAGACTGTTAAGCCAGGCATTCCTACTGATCTAAACATCTCCTCTATGCCCCATGTACTCATTCGTGAGGCTAATGGTCAGTTCAGTTTTCGCAGTCTTTCAAAGTCTGCTCAGAAAGAAGCTGCGACCTTTTACGGTGAAACTGTAGACGATGATGATTTCCTGTTCTGGTCTGGCCGTGCTGTAGGGGATGAATCTACTAATCCTGCTCCAACCTTTGTCGACAAGACTGTGGTTGATATGTTCTTCTATCAGAACCGCTTAGGATTTCTATCAGGAGAGAATGTGATCCTGTCTCAAGCAGGTGACTATTACAATTTCTTCGGCGGATCTGCTATTGCTTTATCTGATGCTGATCCTATTGATCTCACTGCTACCTCAACCAAACCTTCAAGGCTAAAGCGTGCTCTTGGCACTTCCAAGGGTTTGTTGATGTTTGCTGAGAATAGCCAATTCTTACTCACAACCATTGACGCAGCTTTTGGTCCTTCTACTGTCAAACTAACTGAAATTTCTAACTACTCTTATACATCCAAAATTAAGCCTTTGGAGTCTGGAGTGTCAGTTATATTCTCTACTGAAGCAGATACTTTCTCTAAGGTATTCGAGATGGCTCTTGAGTCAATCGATAACCGTCCATTGGTTGCAGATAATACAAGAATCATTCCTGAGCTTATCCCCCCGAACCTGACTATCGCAGCAACCAGCCCTAACAATAGTTTTCTAGCCTTTGGCAATGGTAATAATGAATTGTATACCTTTTCATTTTTCAATGAAGGTAATAATCGTAGCATTGCGGGTTGGGCTATTTGGGAGTTTCCAAGTGATATTAAACTATTTGATTTCACGCATGACACTTCTTTTACGGTCATGTATAACGCTACTAGCAATTCTCATGTGCTAAGTCGCATGGAGTTCTTGGATGACCCCGAAACTGCTCCTATCAGTGTGTATGGAAGCAAGTTTGTCCCAAGACTGGATAATTTTATTTATGATACAGAAACAACAATTGTCACTACTGGTAATGTAGATAAAATTACGTTTCCTGCTGGATTCTTTGTAGACAATTCTACTGTTTATATCATGGATTCCACTCAAGGTGTTTCCATTAGGTTCTTTAAATATACACCTGTTCTTGACACTGATGGCACTTATTATATTGAAGTCCCTTCTGACTTGCTTGATAGTGGATTTATTATTGGCTTAGCTTATAATATGCTTGTTAAACTACCTTCCTTCTTCCTAAAAGAGGATAAGAAGTCTGATCGTAGAAACATCCCGGTTTGTGAAAATGTATTTCTAGATATGCACTTGTCAGGAAGTGTAGATGTTCTTCTTGAGCGTGTGGGTTATGACAATAGGAGTCTAACTATTGCCCAGCCTGTAGCAGATGTTTATATCAGTGATTCGCCTGCTATCTCAAATGTATTGACCGATGCAATCCCGGTCTTCTGTCTTGGATCATTGGCTTCACTAACTATCTCAGCAGATGGTCCACTTCCTGTAGCTTTATCTAGTTACTCATGGGAAGGACATTATAACAATAGAGGTATTCTTCTCATTGACTAAATACTACCGTGCCGCGACTATCAAAGACGGGCTAGAAGTAGTTAACAACATAAGATACGAGGACAGAATGGAAGTCGAAGCAAGTGGGTACAGTCCCATTGACATTCCATTCTGGCTTTCTCTCAGCGAACACGCTACTGCAATTTTCAACGATAAAGGTGTGATTGCGGGTGTTGCTGGTGTTGTAAGACTAAGTGACCAAGTAGGTCTGATCTGGCTGCTATGTACTCCTGCCATTGAGGATGTTCCTATTACATTTTATAGGCAAGCTCAAATCTGGTTAAAGAACATACAAAAGGATTATCAACTCCTCTGGAATCATTGTGATGTCAGAAATAAAGCTCATCACCGCCTACTTAAATTCCTTGGCTTTAGTGCCATTAATAAGGTCTATATCCGCAACTACCCTTTCTATGAAATTGTGAAACTATGTGTACCGGAATCGAAACCGCCGCTGTTGTAAGCCTTTCTATAGCTGCTGTTTCAACTGCATCATCTATCGGCTTTGGGATATATCAACAGCAACAACAACAGGCTGCTGCCCAAGCTCAACGATCACAAGCTGCTGCTCAGATGCGTATGACGCAGATGCAAAATATGCAGCAACAACAGAACCAAATTCAACAGCAAACCCTACAACGTAGGCAACTTGCTCAGCAACAGAAAAGTCAACAGGATCAAGCTCGTCTCCAGCTCAATCAGCAGATCCGCTCTCAACTTCTTGCTAGACAGCAACAACAACAGCAGACCGATTTACAGATCCAGCAAGCTAATGCAAGTATCTTAAATCAATATCAACAGCAACAGCAGTCTGTACAGCAAGAGCGCGTTCAGATCATGCGTCGTAATGAGATTGATCGTCAGCTATACCAGGGCTCTGTAGAGGAAGCTAGAGAGCAGATTACCCTAAACAATGAGGGTGCCAATCGCGCTCAACTTGCAGAGCAGGCAAAGCTAAATGAAGTGCGTAAGAAGGCTCTCTTTGAACAACAAAACCTTTTAGCAAAATCTATTGGTGCTAAAGGATCAATTCTTGCGCGTGGTCAATCTGGTCAGTCTATTGGTCTACTAACCATGGATGTAGATCGTCAGAAGGGATTCGCTGAAGCCCAAGAGATGGCCTCTCTTGACAGTGCTAGTGAGCAAGCTCTACTGAATATGGATGCTGCTTATCTCCAAGCGGAATCTCAGAATAATAAAGCTGAAAGTCAGATCGGCTTTAATCCAACCAACCCTTACCTACCTACCAACCCCAAGGCTCCACAGTTAGTCGGCCTGAATATAGACAACCCTTACGTTTAACAATATGGCGAGACAAGCAGATTTCGGCGGTACTCGCTTTCAAGGGTACGCCCAGTCCAGTAATTCAACAGTCAAAGGTAAATCTAAATCCAAAGCTCTTGAGGGCCGTAAGAATCAAATCATTCAAGAGGCTGATACTAAGCGTCGGCAACAATTTCGTGAGCAGCAGGCTGCTACATCCTTTTTAAAGGGACAGCAAACAGCTGCTGAAGCAAATCAAAAGACCGGTCAGTTAGCTGACAGGCAAGCTCTTGATCTCTCACAAAATGCACAAAAAGCATCTTTAAAGCTTGAAGGTGATTTTCAGGACCGTAGTCTTCGTTTTGAAGAGATGCGGCTTAAGGCTGATCAACTAGACCGTACTATTGACCTTAGTAACCAGAAAGCCAAGCTTACTTACGATGGTGTACTTGCTCAGGCTGATGCCCGTGAAGCCTCTGCCAATACAAAGCTTTTTGCTGATACTATTGGAAGTCTTCTTAAGTTCAGTGGTAGCGTTGTTCAGTACAGTGCTGATAAATATAAACGGCAAGAGAAGGACAAAAATGATAAGACTTTAGTCGAGAATACATTTCCTTTAGAACGTGCTGATTTTGGCGGCAATAAGGATGCTATTGATTCTGAGAATGATTTTTCGGCTAATGAGCCTTCAGTTATTAGAGCTACAGAAAAGGCTATTACGTCATCTACCAATGACAGGACAGAGCAAAGTCAACTAAGAGAGGAGCTATATACAAATAGCTATGGCCAGGTCTCTAGAAGTAATGCTGTAGTTGCTGCTACTGATTTTCCTGTCTTCTTTTCTGCGTTTGTCGGAGATACTCGACGTTCATTCCGTCGTCTTAATGGAGAAAAATTCACTGTTGCCACAGCAAAGCCTGGCGACGTCCAAATTATTGTAGACCAGGCTAAAAGTGACTTTTACCGTCTCGCCGGTCTCGATGGCATGTCTGTGTCCGACAAGGCTCAGACTATTGTCCCTGTAGTTGTAGAGATCACCCGCTCTTGGGCACTTCAGGCTAATAAAGCTCTTAACACCGAAGCAGCCGCTGAACTTCTTCTAGCAGCCGAGCATGACACAACTAACATGCTGAATGCTGGGACAAAATCACCACAAGAAATTTATAACCTATCATCTGCTGCTTATTTCGGTTCAGGTGGTTTTGGAGGTCAAGAAGGTAAAGCTAGAGTTGATTCTACTCAAGATATGCTCGACTGGGCAGTCCGTAAAAAGCGCCCTCAATTTATTGAGAAACTTGCTCTGGTTGTTGACCATAAGGGTAGAAAGCTAGGTGACGTTTACGAAGAGATGTTCGACAATGCTCGTACTGGAGTAATTTCTCGTGAGATCGATGATATCCGAAGAGAATCTAATCTATCTCAAATCAGGGTTCAACAAATTGGACGCGACCGTATCTCTGCTCTTGCTCAGGAAGATGTTACGCCTGAAGATGAAGTTCGTATTAATGCGGAAGCTGTTGAGTCTTATAGAGCATTACAAACATCTGAGGGAGATCTAAAGGCCGCGCAGTTAGAAAGCACACCTAATTATAGTCCATTTACATTCCTTGAGCTTAAAAAAGAGCAGGCTGAAGGTAGAATCTTGCCGCAATCCTTTTTGCATAATCAGGCTGTTACTGGCCAGATTACAATGGAGCAAGCTACAGAATTAGGATACGATCCTGATGGTGGTGTTAATGGTGAATCATTAGACACAGCATCTGCTAAAAGAGCTAGAGAGTTTGAATCGGAAATGGAAGCTCAGGGTAGTGCTGCTTTACTTACTGCTATTGAACTAAAAGGTAAAAGTAAATTCCTTGAAAGTGAAGCCTCTAAAATCCTAATGCAAGGAAAAGGTCTTGGTGTAAAGAAAGATATTGCGCGTAGGCTTAATCAGCGAGTAACCAGATTTATCCGAGATAATCCAGGGATTTCTGATTCTAAAATTAGTGAATATATCCAAGAGCAGGGAAAGCTAATTGGCAAAGAGGTGACATTTGAAATGGGTGTAGCCAAAGATGGGACTGAAAATACATTTAATTACACAATGGGCGGTACAGACATTCGTGAAGTACTTCCAACTCTTACAGATGAAGAAGGCCAGAATGTTGTTGATTTTAGAAACTATACAGCCCAGCAAATTGGTACTCGTGCAGAAATAATTGATTTAGATACAGCTTATATTTTGTCTCCTCAGGCCGTCACGAGGGCTCAGATAGCTTTGTCGCAAGGTCAGGAAGTTGAGTCCGATGTTGTGGCTAAAGCAGCCGCTGTGGGTACTACTGTTGAGGTTCTTGTTGAGTCCCAGCGTAAAAACTATCAGCTTGAAAAGCCTGAACCAGTTGAAACTTCTGTCCAGACTAACTATACGCCGCAGCCTGGTGACACGGGTAAAACTTTTGGTGATGTTAGTCAAGATGCATTTAGACGTGCATTAATAGGAAAGGAGTCATCTTTTGATCCCACGGCTGAAAACGACCGTACAAAAGCCTTCGGTTTAGGTCAGCTACTTCCAGTAAATATTGGACCTTGGTCTCGTGAAATTCTTGGTTACACAGCTAGTCAACGTGAACTTTCGCGTAACCCTAGCCTTCAAGAACAAATTATAAACGGGAAAATAAATCAGTATTTTATGTCGCAGATGCGCCTTGGATATAAAGGAGAAGTCTTAATTCGTCGTGTTGCAGCAATGTGGTATGGCGGTCCCGGAGCTGTTGAACATTGGAATAATCCTAGATATCACGATAAATTTCCTAATGAACCAAATATGCAGCAGTACACACAAGACCTTTTCGATAGGTATCAAAACTAAATGGAAGAACTTAATTTTACAGAAGAAGAAAAGGCTTATTGGGATAAGGTAAATCAGCAAAACCGAGAAAGCTACCTCAGGGATAATCCTGAAGAAGACCCCGCCCTTCCAGAAATCACATCTGAGTCCTTAACAGATGAGGAATCTGCTGAAATTGATGCAGAGATAGAGCAGGAAGAAGAGGAAGAGTTTGAAGCAAGGCGTGACCTTAATTGGGTTGATAATGCCATGCTTGGTCTTAGGGATTCTATTGATGACAACTTTCAAGGGAATAGTCAAACTCGCGAAGAGATCGAAGAAAGGTTTATCGAGAAGCGTGGGGAACGAGAGAAACAGATTCAAAGTAATCCCATCCGCCAAGTTCTTGCTGAAACAACCGGTGCTGTTGAGGGTGCTTCTGCTCAGACAATTGAAACTCTAGGTGAAACTGTTGAACTTGGAATTGATACTCTACGTGCTGGTATTAAAACAGTTCTTCCTGGCCAAGAAGATCCCAAGAATATCCCTTGGAACGAAAACTATGAATGGGCTGATTGGGATCTAGGTACTGCCAATGCCAAAACACCTGTCGGTAAGTTTGCAGAACAGATGATTGCTGTTGTTATCGGCATGAAGGGGCTCAAGGCTGCTGGTGTTGGCGTTGGAGGTGGTAAGACTCTTCAAAGCCGTGTTGCATCGGAAACTTTCCGTGGTGCTCTTTATGACTTCTTTTCAGAGCCTGGTGAAGGAAACATGAGCAATCTTGTTCAATCAGGTCCCTTTGCTAATAACCTATCCAAAGCTCTTGCACATGATGAGTTTGATAATCCTTGGATTCGCAGACTCAAAAATATGATTGAGGGAGGTATTATCGGCACGGCAGTCGATGGCCTTCAAGAGGCATATGGAGCTTTTCGTGCTGGTAGGAAAGCCAAGCTTGACGCTTTAGCTGAGGGTGAAAGCCGAGCCAGAGCAGCAGAAAAAGCAGTTGAAGCCACTCGTAAATACGCTTATGGTGAACAACCTGAACTTGACCTTGGTAAGCCTGTAAAAGGTAAAAAGAAGAAGATTTCTTCAAAATCGGCAAGTGGCAATGTCTATGAAACCACTTCTCAACCTATTGACTACAAGCCACCTGAGCCTAAACAGGGTGAACTTGATCTTGATATTAGGGTAAATAAGCAAGGTGAACTTGACTTTGGCCCTGATCGCCCTGATCTCGATCCAGGTAATGCTGCTCGTAAGGCAGAAAACGTACAGAACAGTGGACGCCCTTCTACTGTAAGTACTGATAATCAAGTACGTCAGATTTGGGAATCTGATCCTAATAGAAAGACCCCATACGATGAACTTACAGACTTACAGAAATCAGACTTAACTAAAGCATATAGAGCAAGCAATATGCTCGTTGAGGGTAAGCCTGCCCTCTTTGACCCCCAGGATCGCGTACAACAGACCCGAAAGTTCAATATTAATGAGTCTGTATCAAGCTTCTGGGAAGGCCCTCTAGGGTCTGGGAAGAGCCTTGTGAATGAGGCTGACATAAGTCGACTTAAAGACATAGATCAATTGAAATCATTTATCAAGGAGCAAATCCCTGATATTGACGTTGATTATCTAACTGCTCGCTTGCGTCGTCAGCCTGAAGAGCATGTACTAAAAACAATGCAATCACTTGCACAGTTTGCAGATACTCGTAATCCAGCTTTGTTAGAGCCTCTGCGTTTTAAAAGTACTCTTGATATCAAAGGTGTTGATGCTGGTGGTGCTGTTGTTCTTGACACATTGGTCAATTCAGTATCAGAGCGTATTAGTTTTCTGGCGGAAGAAGCTTATCAACTAACTCAGTTTGATGTTCCTTTCAAACTACAAGCAAGACAGATTCTTGATCGTGGTGAAGCTTTGCTCACTATGAAAAAAGAGGCGACAAGGTTTTCTAGTGATAATCTAAAAAACTGGGGTGATGTTCCTCCTGATACTTTACGTGCTTTGGAAGCAGATAATGCAATTATCAGCAAAGTGTTTAGGGATATGCGTGAAGGATTAGAAGCTACTGACCCACTTGCGATAAAGCGCTTTCAGAAGCAATTTGGTAAGCTATCTATTGCTCTCGCTCATTCCAAAGGCGATCCTACGGCAATTACCAATGTAATCTATGGGATTGGCAAAGTAGGGTTCAAACGTGTTGAATCCGTTTATATAAATTCTCTTCTTTCGTCTCCTTTAACACATACACGTAACATAGCTGGTAACACTATCGCTATGGGCGAGCGTACTGCTTCAAGAACTGTTGGCAACCTATTAACTGGTGACTTTAAGGGCGCAAGACTTGGAGCTGCTTCTTTTGACTCTATTTATACTACTTTTGTTGAATCTCTTGCTGTAGCTAAGTCTTCCTTTAACTCACCTTATGCAATAACGACGCCTAAATCAAACCTCACGAACTTTGTACTTGAGGACCGTAAGGCAATTGTTAACATGAGGAGGTCTGCTGGTCCCGCTGGTCGTATTGCTGGTGACTTAGCTCTTACTGCGTTTGATTTATTCAACAATATCTGGTTTAACTGGCCTGGTAAAGCTTTGCAAGCTGGTGATGATTTTACTAAATCTATGTTGGCACGTATGGAACTTCGATATGAAGCTGCCGTTGAGGCTGACAGGCTTGCAGGTGAAGGAGCTTCATTTAAGTCGAGGGAAGAGCTCTATCAGACGCTATCAACAAGAAAGCTATCTGCTTCTGGTGAGATTCTGGATCATAAACTTGTTAAAATTACCGAAGATGCAGCTTTTCAGCGTGATTTAGAAGGCTGGGCTGGTTCTATGAGTGCAGGTGTTCAGAAATTACCTGGTGGTCGATTAGTTCTTCCTTTCTTTAGGACTGGTCATAATATATCTCGTTATGCTCTACAACTTTCACCACTAGCCAAATTGTCCTCTGAGCATCGCCATGTAATGAAATATGGGACTCCAGATGAACAAGCGATTATGCGTGGTCGTATGGCTCTTGGATCAACCATAACTGGTATGGCAGCCATGTTGACGACTCAAGGTCTAATGACTGGTTATGGTCCAGAGCCTGGGCCTAGGCGAGAACAGTGGTTACAAGATCATGAGCCTATAAGTGTTTGGGTTGGTCCTTTTGACGAACTTATGAAGTCAAAAGAAGATAGAAATTATAAAAAAGGTAAGTGGGTTTCTTTTGCCCCTTTACCTGGATTTGCAATTCTTTTATCTACTACATCTGACTTGGTAACTAATGCCGGTAAGTTAGCTCAAGGTGATTATGAATACTTAGCAGGTGCTCTTCCTTTCTTTGCTGCTAATGCGATTCTTGAGCAGCCAATGTTTCAAGGTGTTTTAAACATGGCTGAAATATTTGACTTGCGTAATGAGACTCCTGAGGGACTTACTGCCAAGGTTTATGAAATGGGTAATACGGTTTTAGGTAATTCATCTGCTCGTCGTCACCTTCAAAGCCTTCTCTCATCAAACATGCACGAATACCAAACTTGGTATCAAACTGCTTTGAACAAGATGACTGGCGGCTTAGCTGCTCCTGCTATGGAAGCACTTGGTCTTGAGAGTGGAAAAGTACTTAAGCCAGACATTTTAACTGGCCTTGATATCCCTAATAAGTACAATAATCCTGTTAACAGTCTAAATCCATTTACTGTTATCGGTAAACATGCTAGTCCATTGTTAGATGAGTTTGCAAGGCTTGAATATCCAATTAATCTTGCCCATCCAAAAAGGATCGGTGGGGTAACTATGGATCCCAGTGAAGAGCGACTTTATCGACTAGCTATGTATGACAATGGTAACTTTGCTAAACAACTTACAGACAAGTTGAGAAGTACTGATTTCCAACGTGCCTATAACAGTTGGCGAGACCGTGTAGAAGGTCGAGATGTCTTACCGGCAGAACCACGTAAGGAAAGTTCTTGGTATGGAATGCTTGATAAGCTTGTAGCAGCAGCTAATGAACGTGGGCGTAACGCTCTCGTAAAGGGTGATAACCCCGTATCTATTAACTGGAAAAATACTTATGCTGAACGTAGTGCAAAGCTAGGTTCAGGCAAAGAAGATCCTGCTAGCTTCGATGTAATTAATAATATTAAAGACTACGCCGCGTTTACTCAACCAACCAAGTAACTTATTTGTCTAGACTATGGCAACTACATCCAATACTTATACTGGAGATGGGTCAACGACCCTCTTCAGTTTTACATTCCCCTATATTTCTGAAAGTGATGTCAAGGTACAACTTGACGGAACTGCTACAACACAATTTACTTTTTCCAACGCCACTACTCTAGCTCTTACTACTGCACCTGCATCGGGTGTAACCATTACTATCTTTAGAGAAACCAATATTGAAGATGTTGCGTCGGCATTTTATGCTGGTTCTTCAATTAAGGCTAAAGATCTAAACGATAACTTCATTCAGACTCTGTATGTCTCACAGGAAGTTTCTAATGAAGCATTAAGTACCCTAGGAGGTACTCTTATTGGTCAGCTCGATATGAGCAACCAAAAGATTGTAAGCCTAGGAACGCCTACAGCGGCTACTGACGCTAGTACTCGCGGCTATGTAGACGGCTTAATCACTACACACCAAGCTCAAGTAGATGCAGCGGCAGCATCTGCTACAGCATCGGCCTCTTCTGCTTCTAGTTCGGCCACCTCAGCTACTAATTCAGCGACAAGTGCGAGTACTTCAAGCACTCAAGCTACAAACTCAGCTAATAGTGCAACAGCTAGCGCTAATAGCGCCACAGCATCGGCCAACAGTGCCACAGCATCGGCGAATAGCGCTACTACAGCTGCTAATGAAGCGGTTACGGCTACTACACAGGCTACAAACGCTTCAAATAGTGCATCTACAGCTACGACCCAGGCTACAAATGCTTCCACTAGTGCTTCAGCAGCTGCTACAAGTGCAAGTCAAGCCTCTACATCAGAGACAAACGCAGCCAATAGCGCCACAGACTCGTCAAACAGTGCAACGTCAGCTGCTACTTCGGCAGCTTCTGCACTTGCAGCATTCGATAACTTTGACGATACCTATCTAGGAGCTAAGGCTGCTGATCCCACTGTTGATAATGATGGAGATGCGTTGACTGCAGGTGACCTGTACTTCAACACAACTAACGAGGTGATGAAGCTGTACACAGGAACTGCATGGGTAATTGCCTATGTACCTGGAGATGCAGCAAACATTACATTTACAGCAGCTGGTAACTTAGCCGGAACAAATGTACAGGCAGCTATCCAAGAGTTAGATACAGAAAAGATCCAAAAGACAAGTGCGACGGGTGCTGCAAAACTACCTAGTGGAACTGCAGCTCAACGTGACAATTCACCTGCTGCTGGTTATATCCGGTTTAACACTGATGTAACCCAATTTGAAGGTTATACAGGCACAGCTTGGGCAAGTGTCGGCGGTGGTGCAACAGGTGGCGGAAGTGATACGTGGGCTGTCGAACATGACAACACGATCACGCAATCGTACACAATTGGTACTGGTAAGAATGTTATTAGTGCTGGACCGTTGACGGTCAATAGCGGTGCAACTGTCACCGTACCTTCAGGATCTAACTGGGTAATTGTTTAACTATGACTATTAAAATTAACGGTACTAATACAACCGCACAACCAAGTATTACAGGAACAGATACTGACACGGGTCTGGTCTACGGAACAGATGAAGTCAGTATTGTTACTGGCGGCGTTGAGAAAATAAAAACCACTAACACTGGTTTTGATCTTAACCTTGATGCCAACACTGATTCTCTAACAATTGAAAACACAGCAGGTGATGGATTATATTTTGCTCCTGGTATGGGTCTTGATGATTGGAGTCGGCAAGTATTTAGAATTGAAAGAAAATCGCTGCAGGCATCACCTGGAGACGTGAGAGCTGCTGATGTTAATCTTCTTAGTATTGCTGCATCTGGTTCTGTTTATGGTGCTAGAAGTATGCTCGCAGGAGTGTCGCAAACGGATGCAGATCAGCCAGTTAGCACATACATACCAGATAACAATATTGGCTTTACAGCGTTTCAAGGCACAACTGACCAAACAGGTTATCGTGCAAGAGTCCACTTGAGATGTTCAACTAGCGATGATGACGATCTTGCTTGTTTTTATTACACAGACTCGAATGATGCTACAACACCTATTGATTATGATGCAGATCAAACATTAAGGATGACCGGTTCAGGCAGAATTAATTGTAAAAAAACTTTCTATGCAGGAAGAGTTGAGTCTGACGAAGGTAGTCCTAATAGTGTTTATAATAGTTCTGCTACTGGGATATATGCTTACCAGGGTTCTGGTGAAGGCAATATAAGGATGATCGCATATTCAACACCGTCATCAAGTCATAACAGTTTTTATGCAGAGACTGGAACATCAACTGCTAATGATGATGTTCAATTTAGAGTAAGAGCAACTGATGGGAAAATATATTCTGATGCTGGCGGCAGTGTTTCATCAGGTGCTGACTATGCCGAATCTTTTGAGTGGTTAGACGGTAACCCAGAAAATGAGGATAGAGTTGGATATAGTGTTGTTTTACAAGACGGTAAAATTAGAAAGGCACTAGATACTGATGCTACTTCACAAATCATAGGAATTATTTCTGCAGCGCCTGCTGTACTGGGTGATTCTGCTGATTTAAAATGGCAAGGACGTTATCTCAAAGACGATTTTGGGAGAGAAATAATGCAACATATTGAACTGCTCGTTTGGAATCATGGTGAAAATGAATATCAGCCTGATAAGAATGATCTATTTAGGCTGCAAAGTTGTGACAGTTCTTGCGCAGTTTCCGAAATTGAAGAAAAACTTGCTAGTGGTGAAATTAAACAGTGGATGGTAGATCAAGATTTGAGAATTACGTCACAAGTCAGAACACCTAATCCAGATTTTGACCCATCTAGTTGTTATGTCCCAAGGTCTGAACGGCCTGAATGGGATCCAGTCGGCTTGATGGGTAAATTATGGATGAGACCAAATCAGCCCACTGGCGATCGTTGGTTAAAACTTAGAGATGGAAACAATGGACTTACTTACTGGTTGGTGCGCTAATTATGCCTATTAAATTAAACGGGGCAACGTCTGGTTCGGTTGAACTGGGTGTGCCCGCAGCTATTGGATCGGACATCAGTTTTACATTGCCAAGTGCTGATGGAAATGCTGGTCAATTTCTTAAAACAGACGGTAGTAATCAGCTTACATTTACAAACGAGCTGCCAAATAATTATGCCTTCCTGCGCTACAAAGAAGCTGGTAGTGCCTTATCTAGAAATATAGGTACAACAGAAACAACTGACCCCGATATTTCAGTTACTACTACTGGGTATAAGCGTGGAGATATTATTATTGTATACGCTTATGTTCCTGTTGGTATTGCTTTAGCGTCAACTGATCAACAGAATTATGTGGGATTACACATTAGACCGAGGTTATTTTCTGGCTCTACTGTTTTGCAAGGACAAGATACAAAAGTCTGGTTGCGAATGGATGGCCGCGCTACTAAAGAGGCAATGCAGTTAGGCTGTTGTTTTGCGTTCCTGCAACCAGATAGTACAACCTTTAATGACGGCGACGATATTACTTTTACCTGCACTTATCAACAGTATTCATTAGTAGCTTCGGGTTCTACTGGCGTATGTAATTGGCTCGGCAGGCGTCATTTTCAGCTATTTCATTATAGAAAGGAGATCTAATGTCATACACAATTTCACAGCTAATGCAAGCTGCTCAGCAACTTAATGCCACAGGCACTTTTGGTGTTGATGGGGTTAGTTGGAACGATATTACAGAAGAGGCGCTGCTAGTAGCATCTTCTGAACAAACTTTTGGTGTAGAGCCTTCTGTGTTTGTTGCACATCTACAAGCCAATGCTGTTTGGAATGATGTACGAACTACTCGCAACATTCGTCTTCAAGACTGTGATTGGACGGTCGGCAATGATTCCCCCTTGTCTGATACACAAAAAGATGTTTGGCAAACTTATAGACAAGCACTACGCGATGTGACTACACAAAGCAACCCAACAAACATCACTTGGCCTACTAAACCGGGAGCATAAATATGAGTACAATTAAAGTAAATAATATCGACCCACCTAATGTAGGTGAGGGCGTCAGTATTGACGGCTTGCAGATGCCAACTGCTGGGGCGTTAAGTAACAGGAACCTCGTGATTAATGGGGATCATAGAGTGCATCAAAGAGGCACTAGCGTAAGCCTGACTGATGGTACTGCAACATTTCTTACCGATAGATTTCAAGCGTATGAAAGTACAGGCGGCTCGCTTAATATGGCAAATGTAGCTGAAGGCCCAGATAATTTTGTTAACTCTACAAAAATTACTGTTACATCTGCAGACACTAGCTTGTCTACAGGCCAGCAAACTTGGATCCGGCATCGTGTCGAAGGAAACAATATTGCACATTTAAATTGGGGATCATCAGCAGCGCAAACTGTTACCTTATCTTTTTATGTTCGTTCAAGTGTTACAGGGTCATTCTCTGTTTCACTTCAAAACTCAGCAGGCAATAGAGTATACCCTGTTTTGTATACAATTTCAGCAGCAAATACCTGGGAAAGGAAAACTATAACTATTCCTGGAGAAACTTCGGGTACTTGGTATACGGATAACAGAACAGGTATCACAATTTACTGGAGCTTTGGTATGGCTAGTAATTTGCAGGGTACTCCAGGTCAATGGAATAGCTCTTCTGCTAGAACTGCAACTGGTGAAACACAGTTGATCGCTACTAATGGTGCAACTTGGCAAATCACTGGCGTCCAATTAGAGGTCGGTTCCAAGGCCACCCCTTTTGAACACGAAAGCTATGGTCAGACTTTGGCTAAGTGTCAGAGGTATCGATATCAAATAGACTTAGGAGATGAAAGTGCGCCACAACACTATCTAATGTCGCGGTTTGAGGCATCAGCGGGTCCTGCATATGCTTTTGTGCCATTCCCGGCTG